GCAAGTTTGCTAGATCAGTGAGAAGAACAAATGCAGATACATGAAATCGCACGCCGTAACATAAACGAAGGCCCACTCAAGGGTGTTGCTACCAATATTGCCAAAGGAGCAGTTAACACAGTCAAGCCAGTGGTAAACTATGCAGTTGACCAGGCCAAAGGAGTGGCAAAGTTGCCGCTTAATACCGCAGAATATTTTGCCAACAAAATATTGGATACGGCTGGCGTTCCTGCTGCTCAGCAAGGTCGGTACAGCAAGTATGGCCAGATAGCAGCTGGTCAAAATAAAGGTACTGCTAGTATAGCAAAAGTAGAAAATGAAATTGCAACTGAAATAGCCAAAGAATGGGCTCGACTAGGAACGTTGAATGGTCAAAGAGTTGAATTGCCTCTTGATCCAAAACAAATTGCGCTGGCAGCTGGCAAACTCAACACACAAAAATTGCAGATCAACAACAACAATATTGTCAAGCAAGTAACAGACATGGCTCCCGAACAGCGTCGTCTTTTGGATTTATACAAAAAAAATCCAACAGCAGCACCAGCTGTAACAACACCACCCGCTACAGCACCGTCCCCAGTTAATACACCAGCACCAGCGCCTGCAGGATTTAACTATGCCAATGTAATGAAAATGCCTGGGATGAATCGACCTGTGAAAAAACTAGCACCAGCTATGGCAGAATCTTTGACCTGGAGCAAGAACTTTGATCCCAGCCGACAATTATATCGACGAATGAAACAAGGACAAACACAATGAGATTGTTAGAAGGCGGCAACGTATTCAAAGATGCTGATGGTAATCCTTTAACTGGACGTATCAATCAAAGCGATGTAGCAGCCACAGTACAGTGGTTGGAAGCACTTACAGGTTTAGAATTCCCACGTGAACGTTGGCTGGGTTCAACTGGTCGCAAACCCACTTCGGGCGACATGGACATGGCAGTGGATGCTAGTGAGATATCCAAAGAACAATTGTCAGCAAAACTAACACAATGGGCAGTGAGTCACGGTCAAGATCCCAAGGCCTGGGTAAAGAAAGCCGGCGAAGTACACCTGCGTACACCCATCAATGGCAATCCTCAAAACGGATATGTGCAAACAGACTTCATGTTCTTTCCAAACTTGGACTGGGGACAGTTCTACTATGGTGGTTCTGAAGATTCTGCTTACAAGGGCATGAACCGTAATGTGTTAATGAGTTCAATTGCCAAGCAACTGGGACTCAAAGTAGGCGCCAATGGCATGTTTAGCCGCACTACCAATCAGCTGGTAGATGGCGGCATGGATCCTGACTACGTGGCCAAAACGTTGTTGGGGCAAAGTGCCACTAGAGAAAATCTCAAGAACGTGGAAAGCATTTATACTTCATTGGCCAAAGACAAGGCCCGTGATGCCAAACTCAAAGACTTTCGTGAATACCTAAGCAAAGAAGGCCTGCAAGAGCCAGACCTGGTTCGAGAAAACAGTGATGTGCATTTCCTGGCCAAGCTGCGTGATAGAATTGTAAATCAAGGCATGCAACCATTAATTGAAGCCGAGCCAGCAAATCCATATCAAATTTACGAAGCCGACGAAGGTAATGTAGGCGGTAGGGCCAAGGGCATTGAACACCTGGAAGATCTAATATTTCGCAAAGGCTCACGTGGTGTGGACGAAGCACTGGCTATTATTCAACATGCCGCAGAAGCACCACAAAAGACCACTACTGTAAAGTGGGATGGTAAGCCTGCTGTGATATTTGGTCGCAAGCCTGACACCGGAGAGTTTGTGCTCACAGATGGGTCAGGCTTTGAAGCCAAAGGCTACGATGGCCTTGCTACTAGCCCCAAAATGATGGCACAGATTCAAAGCACACGAAAAGGGGAACGTGGCGAATTAGTTCAATTGTATGCTGATCTTTGGCCACAACTGGAAACAGCCACACCCACAAACTTCCGTGGCTATGTTCAAGGTGATTTGTTGTACGATCCACAACATCCCTGGGAAGAACAGGCCGGTAATCTTGTGTTCAAGCCCAACACAGTAGAATATCGTATACCTGCCAAGAGCGCCCTAGGTCAACAAATTCGCAACAGCACTACAGGCATTGCCATGCACACCATGTATGCTGATCAAGGCGAGCCCAAGCAACCACTCAGTAGAGTTTCGTTTAACCAAGTACCTGGATTGTTCTTGAGTGGGCCCATTTATGGCAAAGGCATCACACCTCAAGATCCTGCACAATCCAAAGGACAGGCCGCACTGATCAAGCAAATCAAACAAATTCGCAACAGCAAAGGCGCTGCCATTGATACCTTGTTTAATCCTGCTGAACTACGAGCCATGCAGATCACAGACTTGGCCAAACTGTGTGTGGACTACATCAATTTTAGAATCAAACAACCCAACGGTAACTTTGATAATCTACTGGCAGGATTTGGTGATTGGCTACAATCCAATCCAAAAATAACTCCAAGAAAATTTGCCAACATTGTGGAATATCTAAAAAGTCCTGCATCAAACACAGAAGGCTTGGCTGCTGCATTTACCTTGTTTATCCTGCTTCATGACTTGAAGCTAGACATCTTGCGTAACTTGGATTTGAAAGATCCCGGACACGAAGGCTGGGTAATGGCCACACCTGCAGGCTATGCTAAAGCGGTAAATCGCTTTGATTTTACCGCTAGAAATGCCGCACGAAACAATCCTCAACAGGCGTAATTTTTGCCAAAAGACTAAATAAAAGCAGGTCCACCGAGACCATTAACTTTAAAGGATTTTTATCATGGCATATTTCGCACCCGTAAATGGCGATGCTCAACCAGTATTCGCACTAGACGTTCAAAACGGCCCAGTTGCCCCCAGTGCTAGCACCGCTGCTACCCCTGTAAACCCAGCTGGTCCTAAACTGGACTTCTTCCGCTGTGTTGCTAACACTACTGTTGTTAGCCAACAAGGCGTACAAGAGTATGTTGCTAACGTTATCAACGCTATTCAACAAACAGCTACCGTAGCAATCTATCAAGTTGACGGCACCGTCCTCAGCTTTGCTACATATCCAACAGGAGCTTTTGCTAACGCCAGCACAAACACTTCTGCTGCCTCTTTCTTGACTGCTGCCAACATTACCTACACAGGGTATCAGTTGGATAGCTGCACCAGCGTTGGTTTCAAACTATCGACCTAATTTTAGGTAAAGTGCAAAAACACAACCCCGGAACTAAAAACTCCGGGGTTTTTGTTTGGCGTTAAATACTCACAGAATGAAGATACAAGGCCGAACACTGTTTGATTGCAGCCCCACTGGTATTACTGGGCATTTCAGATCAAGTCAAATACCCTTTGAAGATCGTGTGGGGCAAGTTATACGCAATATTGAAGACTGGAATCGTGCCAGGAACCAACAACGCAACTGGGAAACCCTGCAACAAATGATCAGCTTGCGAGCACAACCTGATGTTGTGCAGTTACCTAAAGTGCGTGACAATCAATGGGTGTTCGAATTTGAAGTAGAAGCTGCTGGGGTGTATTCAACCACAGCCGAAATTGATAACTTGACTGGGCTTCTAAATGAATGTGCTGGTATACCAATGATAACCAATCTAAACGAAACAGGCCAGTTAGAGCCCAGTTTAATCATTGCTGGACCCAATCAAAACTTGTGGTTCGAAACCATAAATAAATGACCGGGAGAAATAATGGCCGATACAACTGATATTGAAAAGAAAAGTCTTGAAGCACATGTGGAATTGTGTGCTGAGCGGTATCGCCTGCTAGAAGTTAAACTGGAATCAATGGACGAAAAGATTACTACTCTTTTTGGAGTAATTGCCGAACTGCGTGGCATGTTGCAAGCCACCACTACCAAAAACAACGATAGATTACTCAGTTGGGGAGTGGGCATAATTGCTACCCTTGTGGGTGCCCTAGGCTGGGCAGCAGCACATTTGATCAAACTATGACTCGAGAACAAAAATTAGAACGCTGGGCCGAGCGTGAAGTTCGTCGCAATATACACACAATGATTGTGAATGATGAGTCGGGTGGATATGTGGCATTTGGTCGGTATCATTTGCGTCCTGCAGATCAGTTGTTTGAAGTATACACACCAGGCGATAATTTAATAGGCATATTCAGCAACAAACGCACAGCAATCAGTTGGTGTGTGGCTGACAAACACAATCAACTTAGACTGGCACAAAGTATCAAAACTTTAGATACCAAAAAACAAACACTGTCAGCAGACATATACTGTAGACGACAAATGGCTGATCGCAGCCGAGACAACAGATTTAGTGAAGTGGTATTGACCAAGTTACAACCCAAGGTTCAGCAACATGCCTTGGTGGATCAGGAACTTGAAAAATGTTTAAATTCGGCTAAATATATACAACTTAGGGGATTCCAAAATGAAACTG